ATATCTCATTTCTTCGCAGAAACAGTGGGAGGTACTATCATTTCAGCACCCTTCATAACTATCGGAGTATTTGGAATGACAATATTTGAAATAACTAGGGCAACAGCTTATGGAATCATAGGTATCCCATGGTTTATCAAATGTATGTTAAAAAAGAAATCCAGAACATACGCTTTAGATTATGTTAGAGGTGAAGTTACAACGAAGACCAACCAAGTTCTTGAAGTTTTGACATCAGCAGTACCAGTTATATTGCAATCACTATTGATGTTAGCAGTGTCAGCTTTAGGCTATACTGTTTATAAAATCATGAAAAGAGGAAAAATAACAGAATCTACAGCTTCACAATTGACCGATTATCAAAGGGGAGTTTTTAAAACCCTCCCTTGTGCTTTAGCTGGAGTTGTAGTAGTTAGCGAGTCACTTTTAGCTAACAAAGAAAAACAAGAATTCAGGAAAATAGGCGATTCTATAGGCCGTTTTTCTGTAGTAAGCGCAGGAGTAGAAAAGATTGTAAAGTATATATCTGCAGAAGGACACGGAGATTTTGACGTGGAGTGTTTACCACTATACGGCAGATTAATATCTGTGGACCGAAAACGATATGCCAGATTGTATAACAACGCACATTTATTTGCTACTCATCAAAACCTAATTGCCTGGTACTTGAAGCTTGGAGGTCAACCAGTTTCAGATCAGACTATTAATAGGAAAATAACAAACTTGATTAAAGACGAAGACTACTGTGATGTAGGAAAGAAGTACGAATGGTGTTGCAATTGCCCTAAGCATGCACACGAAAACGATAGAATCTGCAAAGAATGTGGACTCGGAGTTCAAGTTTGTAATCACATGAAGGCAAAACATGGACCAAAAGACAATGTCAAAGAACTTTTTGCCAATGACAATGGCCCTGGAAATAACCCAGATAATGTTGGACACGGTAACAATGATGGAAGCGACAGTTCATCAGAAGAAGAGCCATCTAACCCTGGATTACAAGATGCCCCAGGCCTTTTCGGAAGAGCCCTAGGAGCTATCTCTGATTTGTTGTCAAAAATTAAAGATATGTTTAAACCACAATATGTTATACCTCTAGCAACTGCTATTGTTTTTGTAGCAGTGTTATTGGTTATATGTAGAAAGAAACGTGCTGAAGCAACAAAGAAGATGGCCCTTAAACAATCTGTACCAGTTCCAATAGAAGAAGGAAAGAAAGGAAAAACTAAAAGAGGACGTGGAAAGATGTCATTCCTTAAAAAAGGAAAAACAAATATGCCTGCCTCTCTATTCTTTTATTTATCTGGAAAAATGGAAGATTGGTACAATAATGGACAAGATGACCCAGATTGGCGAGAACAACAGCTAGAACAAATAATGGATAAATTAGGGGCTAATTATGACGCCCTTGATTTTGTCGATGATTACTATGCTTATCAAGATGAATTCTATGATGTTATGGACCGATTTGGATACTCAAAGAATCCTTGGGATCATATGCGAGATGACTGGTTTGAAGACCGTGAGCGTGTAGGAGGAAAAGCCTATGACGACAAATTTAGCCAATGGTTAAATAATCAACCAGTTGAAGAAGCATACCCAAAGGATAAGAAACCTCAGATGACAAGACAACAACTTAAAGGCAGACGTGCTAATAATAAAACACGTCGAGAATCTAAAGAAGCTGCAAAGAAGAAGTTCCCCCCAAAGGTTCTTCATGAAATTAAACAACGAGTTGTTGATCCAGCTGTAAATGTTGCACCTAAAGAAAAGACAATGTGTTCATGTGGAAATAACGCCCGAGTAAAAAATAGAGCTACAGGAAAATTATTCCCAACTTGTTTTGACTGCTTTAAGAAATCCGAGGAAAGAGAAAAGAAAGAAAAGAGTAAAGAATCATTTCAATCAAAATCTGTCACTATTAGTAGTGAGCAGTGGAAAGGTTCCTTTTTAACAGCCGTTGATGCTAATGGATCACTCGTATGGAGAGCCACTAAGGTAAAAGGACCTCAAAATGAAATTAAGATTCTATGCCCTCGACACGACCTAACAAGAGTTCATGCCTTCCATGATTTTGAAGGAAAAGAATTTTTGATGAAGGATTTAAAGAAAACAAATGACATCGAAAGATTTGACTTCGTTATGTTTGCCGATGAACCAAAACTAGCATGTAAATCATGGAAGGTTGCAAAGGTGGATAATACTAAACCTGCTATGTATGTTAACAATGAAAAGTTTTCAGTAAGCCCCACTATTAAGAAGAACGGTGATTATTTTGATCACTGGTCTACTACAGTAGGAGGAGACTGTGGAGGACTTCTAGTTCAAGGAAAGAGCGAAGCAATAGGAATGCATTTGTATGGATTTGGTTCTGATCATAAGAATCAAGCAGTTAGTCTCGAGACTGTTCAAAGTCTCTGGACTACAAAAAACTAAAATCGCTAGTTGTGCACACCATTAACCCTGTATTACAATTCGACCCAAATAAGAGAACAACCAAATACAAGCACTTAAAATGTATTGGGAAAATAAATTATTCAATTCCTTATGGGAAAGAAGATGTAAAATTTACAGCGGTTAAGGGACCCATCCATGATTGGATGAAAAACCAGAAATGGTATAATAGAGTGAAACAGCTAGCCACTTTTAGAGTAGTAAAGACAAGACGGAACAATGTAGAAAAGTCCTTTGCAAAACAGGACAGACCAATGAAAAAACCAGCAGCTGATGACCCGAAATGGTTGTTAGCTCAAAAATACGTTGAGATGTATGTACATGACAAACTCAAAGCAGACATCGGACTCGATGAAAACACACGCATCAAATTAGATACATCACCTGGCCCTTCGTGGGAAAAGATGGGATGTAAAACAAAATTTGAAGCTATGATGCATGCAAGCTTTGTTGAAATAGCTGCAAAGTATCACACACCAGTCTGGAAAAATGCTGCAAAAAGAGAGTTTCTGAGTTTACAAGAAATTCTTGAAGATAAAATACGTACCTTTAAAATAGCTGATGTTGATTTTCTAATAGTGCAAAAGATGCTATATGAAAAATTGAGTGAAAGATTCAAAGAAGCAAGTAAAGACCCTAAGTTTTGGGTTAGATATGGATTTTCCAAAGAATATGGAGGATTCAATCAAATGATCAATCGCTTAAAAAGAGCTTTTTACATCTGGTCATTAGATGTATCTGGCTGGGATAAATCAATAAGCTGCATGGAAGAATGGTACAAAATAAAAGAGAGGTGCATTCCTTTTCACCCTCTAAAAGAGTACGTACGAAAGAACACTATCAACTCTCTTGAGGCTGATGGTGATGGTTTTGTAGTTGAAAACGAAGGTGGAAATAGATCAGGATCAGGAGACACAACAACTGATAACTGTGGTTGTCATTTATTAGTGATGACCTACTTATTAATTTCTATCTATCACATGAAACATGGAAAAATGCCTACTTACACTGAGGTATA